CATATACAATTACATATTTTATTGCTGGAGTGGCAACTGTTGTAAATGCTACTAGTTCACCAGTCACTACCGCTTCAATCTCGTTAAGTGCTGGAAACAGCGCATTGGTATTGGCTAATCCAGGTGACTATGCTCAGACAATCTTCCAAGATCTTACTAGCAATACAGTATACCGTGTGACATTCACAGTACAATCAAGTACTACAGGTGGTATCATAGTCGAGCAACTAATTTAAGGATAAAGAAAAATGGCAAACATAACAATCGCAACACCCGCAATTACTAGTACTACAGGAGTATTTTCCTGTACAGCATTAGCCGCTCCTTTACCAGTAGGACAAGCAGTCAACATATCAGGTGTGTTTAGCAGTGGTGGTGTTGTAGGACAAAAATCAAATGGTGTTTACTATGTGATAGGTACTCCAACTACCACAGCTTTTCAATTGAGCAAGACCAAAGGCGGCGCTCCAATTACCACAGTGGTCAGCACAGGAGCGATTACTGGGATTACTATTACAACAGTAGACGAAGCTACTGTGTATGTACAGAGAAATTGTAAAAACAGCGCCGATGCTGTTAAACTATTAAGAGCTAATGGTGTAAGAGTACACGCAGTTATGGTAACTGGTTCAAGCAAGAATAGAAAAGCTATGGCAGCGGCTACTAGTAATGCTAGGACTACTCCACAAGTGTTCATTAATGGAGCACATGTTGGCACACTGACTCAACTAAAATCTAGTTCACTAATCAATCCTAACGCTAAACTAAAAGCTAGAACTTAATCCGGAACAAGACCATGCGTTCAATAAAAAAGACTTGGTCCAAGATTACAACAAAAAGTGCTCCACAACACGCAGACGGACAAGAATATGTTGTTTGTTTGAAAAAAGGAGAGAACTATGATCAGGTCTGGACAGAAATAGAAACAGAAACTACTGGCTTGGCCACAATACCTAACCGAGCCGCTAGGATCCTTAATGCTCGTCCGGGTAGTCCACGCAGTTGTCACTATTCTTTGACCCCAGCTGAAGCAGAACAGATAAGATTGGATCCTCGTGTACATAGTGTAGACATTCCTCCACAGTACAAAGGTATCCGTGCTGTTCACAAGACTACTCAGTTCAACAATTTTACCAAACCTGCAAGCATCACAGACAGCACTGGCGACCTAGTCAACTGGGGCTTACCTAGAATGAATGCCAGCTACAATAACTATGGTACAGGCGCTACATTGCTACCAGGTGGTACTGGTGGCTATGACTATACTTTAACTGGCCAAGGTGTAGATGTAGTTATACAAGACAGTGGACTACAAATAGACCACCCAGAGTTTGCTGGCCGCGTACAGGCTATAAATTGGTATGAGCATACTGGATTTTCAAATTACAGCAGTATTGACAGTATAGGTCTGCCTGGAACTGCTTACTTGGCACTAAATCCAGGCGCAGTGGCATCGACTTATGTACATGATCGTAACAGTCTATACTTCAATGGACATGATTGGCTACAGTTTGCCAGTGAAGCTATCAATTTTGGTTCTGGTGATTTTACAATTGAATTCTTTTTTAAGATAGACACAGATGTCAATCTTGACACTACACAGATGGGATTTGTCGACTATGGTGCTAATGGGTCACTAGCTATGTACATGGGCACCGCACCAGGTACAGCCAGCAGTCATGTTTTCACCGTTGAACTAAAAGGCACTGATTCACAGTCATTTGACTTTGGCTATCCTATAAGCAAAGGTGTATGGCATCATTTAGCAGTTACTAGAGAGATCGGTTATTTGAATGTGTATTTGGATGGCAACGGTGCTGGTAATCACCCTAATACTTGGAATTTTACATATCTTTCACAAGGGTTTGGTACCTATGGCGGAGCTTACAATTTCAAAGGTCATTTGGCTAATCTACGAGTATCTGTTGGTTCAGCAATATACGCATCTGTAGTAGGATCAATTACTGTACCTACAGCGCCTTTATCGATAACATCAGGAGTTGTATTATTATTAAATTGTTTAGATGCCAATACTCCTTATCATAACTCTGTGTATATTAGCTATTCGTTAATCAATGAAAACAGTGACAGCACATCAGTTGTTACATTTAGTTCAGGAACGGGCACACCTGAATTTACTATAGAGTTTTGGTTTAATCTAGCTACTGATCCTGCTAGTCACAGACACGCTTTTTTAGGAAGTGCTAACGATCGTGCTCTCAGCGTATACACTGGAGATGTTATAAGTGGTGGTACCGGGCCAGCAAACAATAAAATTGGTGTGGACATTTATACAGAGGGCGGCGTAACATTTACATTTGCCACAACAATGACCACAGGCACCTGGTATCATTGTGCTGTGGTTCGAGACGCTAGTTGTAATCTACAGATATTCTTGAATGGCATTGCGGCCACAGGATGGAGTACTAATATTAGTGGAGTAAGTCCTACATCAGGTTCAGGACATTACTCAAACTTTAATTTCACAGTCAACGGTGCTATTGACCAAGTGGGCAATTGGGATTCTTATAGTACATTTGATGGTGCTATTACAGATGTGAGAATAGTACAAGGTACAAATCTATATGACCCTACTGCTAATAATATTGCTGTACCTACTACTATGTTAACTGCTGTATCAGGTACTGAATTTTTATTAAATCTCACTTATTATTCGGAATATACTGGACCGATAGATGCTACAACAAATAGTAGTGTTACTATCGAAGGTACTGGTGCTGAATTAATCGCAGGCCCTACTACAGTATTTTATCAGAACTTCCAACCTGCCGAACACTACATGGACACAGTGGGTCATGGAACACATGTGGCTGGTATTGCCGCAGGTACTACATATGGTTGGGCAAAGAATGCCTATGTATATTCGGTTAAAGTAGCAGGGCTAGAAGGTCCAGAAGATCCAGGAACAGGTATACAGTTTCCTGACTGTTTTGAAGTTATACAATTATTCCATTCACAGAAAACTCCTAGAGTCAACGGCTATGTAAAACCCACGGTGGTCAACATGAGTTGGGGATATGAAGGTAATTATGTCAGCGATATATCCCCATTAACTAATGTAACAATTATAGGAACTTCGGGAGAATTTGGGTGTGATGTACCCGGGATAACATTGGCTATAGGCATGGCGGTGTGTGTACAAGGTACAGTAGCTTACAGTGGACTCGGCGGCTATACCGCTAATACAGACAATTACTATATTATTACAGCTCTTCGTCCTGGTACTCCTACTAATTATACATTAGTTACAAATCAAGTTTATGATATTGGACAAAGTGCTAATCAGTATCTTTCTTATACAGTAACTAGAACAGATTATCCTGCTATCGTAGCTATAATTGGAGCTTACACAGGTTCCAGTTATTATTACCCTAACCCCGGAGAATTTACTATTACGGCTCCAGGAGTAACTGGAACTAGAACAGTTCTATATTGTGGATATGATATTCCTGGAAATCTTTTCTTCGAGTTTCATTACGATGCTGGACAAGACGATCCTACTAGTGTAGCAAGTGGAACTTCATTTACTGTAACCCATACTCCTACTAATGGTAACAATGGATTTACACTACAAGCGGCAACTGCGCTGGGAGAAGCTAGTGGTACAGCAATAACCACTGTGGAAGGTACTCCAAGTCAACTGTCATTTACTGTGATTGTGACTAATATCACAGGCGGGCATTATCGAGGCACACCCTGGACTGGGACTTTTCCTCAAACCAATTATGGCATGGGTCCAAACGATGTGCTTTATTATAACAGTTTTCCTGTGAGAGATCCTAGCACTGATGTGGCTCTTGAAGATTTAATTGATGCTGGAGTTATTGTTAGCATAGCGGCAGGCAATGATTTTATCAAGATTGATAACTCTGGTGGCCCAGACTACCTAAACTCATATACCGATGGTACTTACACTTATTACTATAATCAAGGATCTAGTCCTTATAGTGTACATGCTAATATTGTAGGTAGTATAGATGTCACACCATACGATGTTAATAGAGACCAAAAAGCCGAATACAGCAACAGTGGTCCAGGTGTAAACATATTTGCTCCGGGCACTGGCATATTGAGCTGTACTAGCAATAATCCAGCAGGCATTTATGAAGAAGGATATACTCCAGCACCTTACTTCTTGAATAGTGCGTTCAATCAACTTAATTTAAGTGGAACCAGTATGGCTAGCCCACAGATTACAGGCTTGTCAGCATTGTTAGCAGAGATGAATCCGCAGGCTACTCCTGCACAGATTCTCGCTCAACTACAAAATATGGCAAGAAACAATTTGTATACTACTAATTCGGCTGATGATTATAGTGTGTTTAACAGTCTCTGGGGCGCAAGTCCTAAGTTAGTCTACAACCAGTTTAATAATACTATCAGTGCATATTTTGGATAACCAATTTAACATTATAAATACTCAATGAAAGTTAAAGAACTATTAACAGAAAGCCTAGATCGCAGAACTACCTATAGCATACTACTTGCTTTTGTAGAATTCGCAGCTCGAGAACTAAAACTTAACTCGTTACCAAAGTTTGATTTTGACTTTGGTACAGATGTATCGGTTGAACATAAATCTTTTGGCGGCTATGGCAGCGAACATATTCGTGTCGGTGTAGCTAATCGACACATCATGGATGTTTGCCGCACACTAGCACATGAGCTCGTACACTATCGTCAAGATTTAAACAAAGAGTTAGAAGGTGATAATCCAGGCGCAACTGGTTCACCACAAGAAAATGAAGCCAACGCAGAAGCGGCTATCATTATGCGCAACTGGGGCAAGAAGCACCCAGACTTGTTTGCGCAAGAATCAATCTAAACGTAGACAGTATATCCAGTAATAATATATTTGGTGCCCTCTGTGGGCATTATGCCTCTGTGGGGATTTTGCCAACCGGGTGGATGCATTAGAAGTGTGCCCTTCCTTGCTGGACGATTATAATCGATCAACGGAAACTCTGTGCCAGCCTCATTATCGTTTAGATAAAATAAAAATCCTAAAAATCTTCTAGCAGTAAATTGCTCCATTTGATCTACATGCAGAGTCATTTCGTGCTCGTTTGGTCGATAGGCTTTGATCTTATATCCTTCGAGCCCATATTGTACCGGCATCATATGTAGCGGATCCCAATATCTTTGATAGCTAACAAGTTGTTGATGTATAATATTGCTGATAGTATCCTGCACAGGATCTACACGCATATCTACTAGATCATGAAGTTTCATCTGCAGATACGGTAATTCTACATGTAATTCTGGATTAGATTCAAATAGATCAATTAGAGTATCGCAGGTTGCATCATCTAGTGCATTATCAACTACCCTAATATAATGTTCGTCATAAACTATATTCATGGAGTATTTAACTTGTTAGACAGTGAGCAAATAAAAAAGGGCTCCAAAGAGCCCTTTTAATATAGTATATCCTATGGATGTCCTTGATTATTTTTTCGCGCCTGCGTTAACAAAACCGTAAAACTTTTCAGCGGCTTCCATACCTCCAAGTTAGTTGGGCTACCCAATGCTGGGCTCTCTGAATGCGCCATGCCGCCCATTGAGGCACTTTGCAAATTTTATTGCCGCTTGGTGTATATAGCGTACCGTCGCTGGCCACACCCATTAATCCGATAAACATAGTAATTTCCTTAAATGGTGCGCTAGGCGGGAGTCAAACCCGCTACCTGGAGGTTTAGAAGCTCTTGCTATTCGATCAGCTTCTAGCGCATGTCCTTATTATATAGTCAAAACAAAAGGCCTTGCAAGGCCTTTTGAGTGAATGTTACGCTATTCTGGCGAATAAGCTATGCTTACTTCTTAGTTCCGCTATTTACGAAACCATAGAACTTTTCAGCGGCTTCCAAGATTTTATCCATTCCTGGAAACTCTGGCATTGCCACTGAGCTAACGATCTGGCCAGTCTTTTCATCTTTATGAGCTGAAATTTCCCAACCGTGGAACTTAGCATGATATTCTTCCATAACAGAATCCTTAGCAAGTGCTAGAATGTCTGAACGAATTTCGTATCCATTCTTGTTAAATTTAACTTCTGGTAGTTTCGGAGTTTCGTAAGTCATTACTTTGCTCCTTTGTTGAATGGATTCTTGTAGGTTTTAACTAGAGTTTCTGCAAGTGTAAGAGTTGTGTCAACCCAACCTTGGTATAACTTAGTCTGTGCTTCAATTAGATTAACTAATTCTTTTTGAATTTCTTTGTCAGTAACAAATGTATTTACTACTGTCTTTTTGCCAGCTTGAATGGCATCGATTGCTTGATTAAACATATTTTTCTCCTGTGTGTGTTTATGTTTTTACTTCTACTACCTAAGTATTTAGTATAGACAGTTTAATTCAATAGCGCAAGTGGGTTGGCGAACCGCTTTTGCAAATAGTCTATAACTGCCAAATTACTGTCTGCTGCTTCTTTCATATAGGTTTCTAAACTAGGCCATGCTAGTTCAATATTTGCCAGTGTTTCGCCATGCTCGTTTTCAATAGTAATATCATATTTGGCACAAAGATGCCTAATAACTTTATTACTAGTCAAACATACCATACAGCCCTTGCGTATGTTTTTAACACGGCACCATTGGATGCATCGTTTCATAAGCAGATTACCCATGCCCTGCCCTTGATAGTCTTTGAGAACTGAAAAAGCCAGTTCCATTTCGCCATCTAGAGCAACGTGTCCAACAGCTACAAATTCTAATTTTTCATTCTCTATAGCAAAGAGAACATGTTTATTAGGACGGGCTTCGAAGCTGTTACAAAGTGAGTCAATGCCGGAGTCAGTGATCGCATAACCAAAACGCAGCATCTTACTGTCGGCGTCCAAGGCCTTAAGATGTGCGCGATACTTACCGTATTCATGTGACAGTACCCGACGAACTGTTGTATGCATGATTTAATACCAGTATTGTCCGGTAGCAATCGCTTGAGCTCTAAGCTCTTGAACCGCTTGAATTGCAGCCAATAGATCTTTAAGAAATTGTTCCATTTTATAGACCCCCTAGATATGAGTCATGGCGGTCAGTACGACCAGCATATTTGCCAGCTAGTTCTACTAGTTTTGAGATCAATAATAACATTATAGTCTCCCGCAAATGCCGCGATCCATATAGATGCGAGCTAGACGTTCTACTTCTTCTACTGATTGTGGATTTTTACTAGTAATGTAAGTATCCAAACCTGTACTAATTGAATCTTTAATGCTAAAGAACTGGATAAGTTCTTGAATGATTTTCGACATTTTGTGTCTCCTTTTGTTGTATTGCAACACTATTTATCTCAGTGTTAACCATGATACACTACAATAAGATTACAGTCAAACTATTTGATTATCAGTTAATACGAATGTACAATCAAATAAATAACTCAACAAGAGAATTATTATGCGTAAAAGCACAAGATCCATATTACAAGGCCTAACTGACATTAGTTTAGACCGCGATGCCGAAAATATTATCGAAAGCCGCGGCTCAAATATCATTTCCAGTGCTATCAATTTACTAGAGCTAATACGTGAAAATTACGATATTGAAACAGCCGCAGAATTAGAACGCAGATTTATAAATTCTATAAAAGCGGGCGATACTACCAAATTTAAACGTGGCATCAAGCGTATCCAGGAAAGTAAAGATCAATGAGCGAAAAAGCACTTCGCCCGCTTGGCATATCAAAGCTAGATGATGCAGAATTTCCACCAACTAAGGGTGTGCTAGTTCGTGTGACTCCCGAAGCATTTCAACATATAAAAGCACAGCTAACACCAGTGTTGGCTAGTTTAGGTGATCAGGGCCGATGGACAACTGGAGGTGCTGGTAGTTTTGATCCTGAGCATCCGTGGGCTCATAAAGGTACAAGTAAAATAGACAGCGGAGATGTAGATGTTTACATGGATGCTGACAATGTACGTCGAAAGCTACAGCTAGATAAAGGTCTCGATGAAAAGACAGTGCGTAAGACGCTAGCAGCCCACTTGTCTAAGCATTACCCAACAACACAAACAGGTGTACAGATCCATATAGGAGTTCCTACAGGACACACTATCCCTACACCAAATGGGGATTTACCCACATATTTTCAAGTAGATTTACCTACAGTAGATCATGCAGACGATATTTACAAGCATCACGAGCACGATTATTCTGTACAAAATAGTCCCTATGGCGGTCAGGATCAACAGCTGGCTCTAGCAAGCCTAGTGAATACTATACCTGGCAAGCCCGAGCGAACCTATCAGTATCATGGACTAGGTGGTGCTTTAAAAGATCGTACCACAGGCGAAGTAGTAACACGTGATATCAATAAAGTAGCACAGATAGTATTTGCAAACCCTAGTGCCACACAGGACTGGTTAGGTAACGTAGAATCTATGTTAAGTCACGTAGACGGGGGAATTAATAGCCCCAGACTAGCACAGTTTAAAGCAGATATGGCTAAAAAGTACCCGCAACTTACCGAAGGTACTATAGATTGGTTCAAAGCTATACGCTCAAAATTAACTATATCTAGTTGATTTTTAGCCAAAATACTAAATAATTATACACAGGCCTGCAGAGTGCGGGCTTATGATAAAAGCATACGAGGAGAAAAATTATGCCATCATTAATCGGTTCAGCACTGGGTGATAACTCAGGTGTATCAATTACACAAAACTATCTAGTAGCAAAGCCAAGTTCACAATTTGGTACACGTCAACTAGCATTTTACAAAATCACATCAACAGGTTGTGCAACAAACTATACAAACAGCAATAGCTTGTTCCAAAACTTAGTAAAAGGTGTTCAACAAACTTCAGAAATCTATGCAGTTGGTACACCATCAGCAGACAATTTCGTAGTTGTTATCGCTTCAGATACAGACGCTGGTCAAACAGGTGCAGCAGCTTATGTAGCTAATTCAAATGCACAGTCTATCCAGACAGCAGTTCGCGCAACATCAGGCGACGGTTCAGCAACTGTAACATCATTAACATTGACAGGTACAGGTCTAAGTTAATAAGCAATTTTCCAGGGATGGGAAGACTAAGCCTCACTTTTTAAGTGGGGCTTTTTTACCTCTGTTAAATACGTGATGGATTATAAACTCTACACACTTGTTGATATAACTAACACAGGACAGCACAGACCCGAAGCTGGCAAAGAACAACAGCATTGGAAAGAACAAAACTTCCAAACTGTCATGCAAACATTAGGCATGCGAGCCAATGTAATCTGTACGGCTAAACCTGTTGCTATAGAAGTTGCAGGTCCTGTAGTAGGATTTGATAACGTGCCCGATATAGTTCGTGTATGGCGTATGGACTTTACTACGCCAGTTGACAATATCTACGCTATAGGTGACGATCCTGTAGAAGCACTGCGTGAAGACTTTGAAATGGTTCCGTATATATCGGGATTAGATGAAGCTATGACAGCTACATACCATGCTTTCTTAACTTACGGCAATGCTAAGAACATAGTGTTCCAAAAAAAATAATATACAAACATTATTTAAATCAAAGACATATAAATAATACGACAGGCAAATTAGAGACAACTCAGGCATTCAATCATACATTAGGCACATGGCTCGGAGCGAGCACTTGACTTATAACATTGGAGAGCCTAGCATGGCTGTTACTAAAGAAGCACAGGCACAACTTGCCGCACTACCTGAACGTGTAGGTATACTAGAAACTAAGGTTGAAAACGTCAACGAAAAACTTGTCGACTTAAAAATCGACGTCAAGGATATGCACGACTGTCTAGATCAAACACGTGATCGCGTGCTAGCACAGCTAGATGTTATGACCAATGAATATCGCACTAACGCTACCAAATACTACGAGCACGCTAATCATCTAAATGAATTACAGACAGCACAGCACAACGAACTAGCTGGCAAGATTGGTGAATTAGAAAAAGTCAAAAGCAAGTACACAATGTATGCTATGGTAGGCCTGGCATTTGCCGCTGGTACTGGCTGGATTAATGCAACAAATTTCCCACATATTTTAAAGTTCTTAGGACTGTAAGAGTTAAATAATGTATAATGAAAATACTAGACTTTACAGAAGCAGTCAATCCTGTACCACATCACGATACGCTTAATCCTAAGCTCTGGAATGGGCATAAAATAATCCCAGAAGTTCGCTACTCTTTACTTAAAATAGCACATCATTTTGCAGAATTCCTGCAAGTTTCTAAACTAAATTTAAAAGACATTACTATATCGGGCAGTAACGCTGCCTACGGATATAGCGAACATTCAGATTTAGATCTACATCTAGTGGTTGACATACCTAAGGATAAAATTGAGCTAGTACAACTGTATGATGCTAAGAAAAATCAATATAATACAAGCTACGATATTAAAGTTAAGGGTATTGATGTAGAATTGTATGTACAAGACAGCAAGCAACAACACTACTCTGCAGGTATCTACAGTTTGCTAAAAGACAAGTGGATCGTAGAACCTAAGAATGAACAGGTGCATGTAACACACAAAGAAATTAAAAATAAAGCTCGTAATTATGCGGGCAAGATCAATGTAGCACTGCGTTCAAAAGACTTAAATACTGCTAGGGATACAATGGATAGCCTTAAGCGTTTGCGTCGAGCAGGACTAGAAAGCAATGGCGAATACAGTGTAGAAAATCTAGCATTTAAATTACTACGTGCTAGAGGACAGATAGACAAATTACGCAAGTTAATAACTAAATTAGAAAGTGCTGAATTAAGCCTTAAGGAAATATCATGAAAATTAATCAGATCGTAGGTGAACACAAGAAAGGGGTACGTGCTAGAATATATCCACGTAAGCCTGTGGCTGGTCCAACACCTCGTCAGCCTGTAAAATCAAAAGAAATTAAACAGCCTACTGATATTAAAGAAGGTCATAACCATTTTCACGATTGGTTGGATAGTGAGCATGCTCCCTACGATGACGATGCAGGCGATTATCAAACTGTACACAATAAAGCAAAGGCATTCTTACATGGTAAAGTGCATCCTAATGAGCTAGATGATCACGCAGAGCGATTAAATCGCGAGTTCCACGGAGAGCATGAACAAGAAGTTGAAGAAGATGATGTAGTTAAATCTATTGCTGGCGACAAAGCTGTAGTTAATATTGCAGGACAAGATCAGGAAGTAGCAGCTAGTAATCTTATGCCAGGTGCACAACCTAATACTGTTTCAATAAAACCAGCGGACCCAAGTGAAATTAAACCGGGTATGAAAATAGCGGGCAGTGATATACAATCTGAAGAAATGTTACCAAACAAAGTATTTGCAGGTACGGCAGCAGGACAAAAACCAGGGGTTGCAGGGCAATGGCGCAACAAGGGTCCTAAAGCTAACAAGCCGGCTAAAGCAGGTGATCTAGTAGGCGGCATGGAAGAATCAATGACTGCCGAAGATCGTGCCTTACTTGATAAAATGTTGACTATTGCTAGATTAAGATGAAAATTAACGAATTAATTTCAGATTTTGAAATATGGACAACTAACGAAGAACGAGAGTTGTTGCACAAACTTAGAGAGCCTGTTAAACTAGCTAGTCTAAGCGAGCATGATCAATTCAGGATTCAGAGCCTGATTCGTAAAAGTCTGGTAACTAAAGTAGGGATGGAAAATCCTACTGTGGTAGCCAATGAAAAATAAACGAAAAACTAAAAACAAAAAAGAAACAATCAAAGAACTTGCAGAACACTTTGAAAACGATGTAAGCAAAGTCTTAGCTGTAAAGATACTGGCCGATGGCGGCGCATTATATAAAGATTATGTAATACGCCAGCTTGCCAATGGAAATTGGGGTATTTACAACTATAAGAACAAGGATTTAATAGATCAGTTCTATTTAAAAACTACGGCATTAATGGGTGCTAAAGCCTATGGGCAAGTTAAGCTAGAAAAGTATACTAAAATCAAGCAAATAGATAGAATATACTGGACTAACTATGCAGATACCCTAGTATATAAGAAGAATCTAGCAACTGCTAAAGATTTTAATCGATACCTAGTTTTGTTAAATAAACTAGAACACAGTGAGTTCAAGGCTGAACATTTTAAGGAAGAGATTTCTAAGATGTTTAAGTGGGACTTTGTATAAATACGTAATAAGGATTCTAGGAACCCATCATGCAAATTAGAGAATTATCACAACCAATTACTGCTAAGGCACTCAACGAAAGTCTAGCTAAAAAGTTTGGCTACAAACTAAACCTTGAGCAGTTCACAGATGTGCAACTTGAAGATGCACGTAACAAATTACGTACTAAGATTAGTCAATTTGAACTTGAAGAAAGTTTTGATTCTGTGCATGAAAGTGCTCCATATCAAAAGACACGTACCATGTTAGATATTGTTAATCAAGAGCTATCAGAGCGTGCTGAGCAAGTTTGTGACGTATGCCACAAACATGAATGTGAGTGCAGCGAGGAAGAAGAAAAACCAGCTGCTAAGAAAGAAAAGAAGACTGATGAATCTTACATGAGTTCAACAATCCGTCAACGTGCAACAGCACACAGCATTCCAACTAGTTGGATTAATTCAGCTATCAATCGCATTGAATTAGGCGAATCAGACAAAGACGAATTAAAGGCAGAGTTATATACACGTTATGATTTAAATGAAACAATGGCAAGTTATATTCTAGCAGAAGGCGAAGAAGACAAAGCTAAGATCATCATGGCAACAAAAGATATGGTCGACCGTATCACAGGCTGGTTAGAAGACACAGCACAGATGAAGGCAGAAAAATTATTAGAACTCCTAGACTCTATAAGAGCTCAATTAGGCAGTGACGTTGCTAGTAAGTATGAACAGTCAGTTAAACCTGCACTAGAGCAAATTTACTCAGCATTAGAACAAAGCCGTCAAGGACTATCCTCAGGCCTAGCAACAGTATCAGGCGGTGAGCAACCTATGATGGGCGCAGGCTCAGACATGGGCATGGAAGAACCAATGCCAGGTGCTGAACCAGAGATGGGCGGTGAAGAACCAACAGTACCAGCAGGTGCTCCATTAGGTGCTAGCGCAACACCTCCAGCAACAGAGGCTAACAGAGAAAAACGTGAGTCTGTGGACTATAGCCGCAGATTAGGCATCCTCCTAGCATCAAAAAAAAACTAATTAGTGAAACAGCGGACCCCTTAGAGATGTCTCTAAGGGCTCTCCAGGCAGCAGCAAATAACGGTAACGGTTCTCCGGACCGCCGTTGGGACGCACTGCGCAATCAAGGAATTCCGGTTGGCTATAAAGAATTTGCAGCTCGTTGGGATCAGGAAGGTGACGATGGTATCCTACATCAATTGGTCAGCAAGTTTGATGGTCGCGGACTAACACTTCAAACAGATACCCCAGACGAACAGCCAGAGCAAGGTAAGACAGGTGCTACAGACATTGATAAAATGGCTAAACATGCTACAAATAAAGCACTAGGTTTCTAAAAAACTGGTTGACAATATCTCAAGTTTTATAGTATAATAGGCTATGACTCTTTTACAGCCCAAGTATGTCTATGAAAAAATAGACCGCAATTCAGTAGAAGGTAAACGCTTATACGCTTTGCCAGATGGATCCAAAGTTCCGTCAGTTACTACTATCCTTGATAAAACAAAACCTCAAGACAAAATAGATGCCCTAAACAGATGGAAAAAATCTGTTGGGGAAAAGAAAGCCCAGGAAATTGTAACTGAGGCTGCCGGTCGTGGAACACGTATGCACAAGTTCCTTGAGGACTATATCATCACAGGTGTGTTTAATGATCCGGGTACTAATCCATACAGTAAGCAAAGCCATGCCATGGCACGCCATGTTATTGATAACGGATTAAAGAATGTTAATGAAGTATGGGGTGTAGAAGTACCTTTATACTATCCAGGTTTATATGCTGGCACGACAGACTGCGTAGGCCTGCATTTAGGTGAAGCCGCAATTATGGACCATAAGCAGACTAACAAGCCAAAGAAAGAAGAGTGGATTGAAGACTACTATATGCAAATGGTAGCTTATGCTCTAGCTCACAACGAAGTACACGGAACTGATATTCGTAAGGGTGTAGTTTTCATGTGCGTTAGCCCTAAATTAGATGAAAATCTAGTTATGATAGAAACCCCCAAATATCAAGAGTTCATCCTAAAACCTGAAGATTTTAGCTATTGGGAAGGTCGCTGGTGGGATAGAGTGGAACAGTACTATAGTAAAAACTGATAAATATCTCATAAGAGGATATTCACATGGCTGTAGTCCAAATCTCAAGAATCCAAATTCGTCGCGGTAAAGCCAATTCAGGTACCGGATTTCCACAACTAGCTTCTGGCGAAATGGGCTGGGCTGTTGATACACAAGAACTATATATCGGTAACGGTGCTGTAGCAGAAGGTAGTCCAGCTGTTGGTAATACTAAAGTTATTACACAAAAGGACCTTACCGGTTCTACTAATATCCTAAATCTAATACAACACATTTATCGTGCTACTGACGCCAGTATGATTACAGGCCTAAGTGCCAATGCTCCTGTTAGTCGTCAACTACAAGACAGACTAGATGATCATGTTAGTGTAAAAGATTTTGGTGCCAAGGGCGATGGTGTTACAGATGATACATCAGCTATCCAACGTGCTATTAATGAACTATTTCTCAATCAAGTAAATCCAGCAAGCAACACTAGTAGTGATGGAGTTGCTCGTCGTGTTACTTTAGAATTTCCAGCTGGACAATATATTATCAAGAGCACACTTTATGTTCCTAGTTATGCTACGCTATCTGGGCAAGGTACTGATAAGAGTGTAATCTTATACAACAGTGCTGTAGCTAACACAGTTTCAACTACAGCTACAAGTTATACAGCATATCCAGGTATTGCTTCTGCACAAACATCAACAGTAGCAATCAGCGGAACCAGCGGTAGTAATACAATAGTTGTTACCAGTGCTACTGGTATTGTCATAGGCATGAATGTAATCGGTTTTGGTATTGCTAGTGGAGCAACTGTTACTAATGTTGTAGGTACTACAATTACATTAAGTGCAACTAATACTAATGGTGTAACTGGAAGCATACAATTTGGTAGCAATGCATTAACAGTTACTTCAAATATTGGACTAGCTGTTGGCCAACATATATTTGGCACTGGTATTGCTAGTGGATCTACTATCTCAGGTATAGTAGGCGGTGTAGTAACTATGAACAATGCAGTGACCGGTGCTCTCGGACTTACTGCTACAGTTGCCGCGATATCGCCTACTATCAGTGCTTACACAACATCAACAACTACTAGTGTTGCTGCTAATATCGGCGATTCAGTTTTAAATGTTAGCTCAACTACAGGGTTGTATCTAGGACTAAACGTAGTCAATAATAATTTATTACCTAACACAGTTATTACTAGCATCGGTGCAAACAACACTATTGTAATTAATCAACTAGTGCCAAGCTACACACTTACTGCTTCAGCAACTACAGCTAGTTCAAATGTTATCACAGTATCAACGATAACAGGATTAGCCATAGGTATGCCGATCGTATTTACTGGAACAACATTTGGAAATATACAATCAGGAAACACCTATTATGTTTATAGCATTCCAGATCCAACACATATTGTAGTCACTGCTAGTTTTGGTGGGCAACCATTTGTATTAACAACAGCAAGCGGAACAATGTCTGGTCTAGCTGGCGGTATCGCAAATGGTGCTACATTGAACTTTGGCGGATCAACCGGCACAGCAATTACTGTTAGTTCTAATACAAATATTGTAAATGGTATGACAGTGTCAGGTACAGGTGTTACAGCCGGCTCAACGGTTAGCAGTATCAACGGTACTACTTTAATTTTAAATAATGCACTTTCTGGTACGCCAAGCGGTAATGCTGTCTTTGGTGCTAATGCTATTAGTGTAGCTAGTGCTATTAGTCTTTACGCAGGTGAAACTGTTACAGGAACAGGCATTGGTATTGGTGCTACTATAACTAATCTTACAGGATCAACCGTTACCCTTTCAGTGAATAATACTGCGCCGGTAACAGGATCAGTAACTGCTACAATTACTTCAACTGAACCAGTTGTTCAATTTGTTAACGATACATCGAAGATCGGATACCCAAGTGTGCTATCTTCTACAGTTGCAGGACAAGAGCCTAGAAAGATAACAGTTCGTAACTTAACTATCCAAACAATTAATAGTGGACAAGTTGGTCTACAGTTAGACTGTGTAAAAGAAAGTTTATTTGAACACGTAAAAGTCGTTGGCAATTGGGGAGGTGTGTATAATGCCGGATCAATTGGTATAACACTTAATGCTCTTAGCAGCCTAGTAACTTGCAAGTCTAATCAATTTGACGATGTGTCTGTAACAGGATTCAGCTATGGTGTAGTGAGTCAAACCGATATTGTAAACAATATATTTAGAAATAGTTATTTTACTAATTTACGACAAGGTTTCGTGTTAGGTACAACTAGCAATGGTTCAACTCCGGGACAACAGTACGGTCCAACTATGACCTATGTTATGAATGCTCGTTTTGAAAATATCAAACAACAAGCAGTATTAACTGGTCTAGGATCGGGCAACACTGTAGAAAACTGCCGACTCGTTAACGTAGGTGACAACGGTGGTGGCAATGCAACAGCACAATATCCACAGATTTATTTTGGTAATACAGGCAATGCTGCTAATCAAAATCAAAGCGACAGACCCAACGATCTAGCCGTTCCAACATCGTTGTCTGCTGTACCATACTATCCCGAAGTTGCTGGTACCGGATTTTATAGAAGCTATGGCATAAGAAAAATTTCGATAGGACAGTCAACTCCGTACATCTTAGCTTTCCGTTTACCAGTTAATACTGATGCATTAGGCGACCCAACCGGTGCAGTGGTATATCAAATTGACTACATTTATAGAAGCACAACTAACTATTTCACCAAACAGGGCAAGCTGTTAATTAGTGCTGACGTTACAGATGGAATCGCGCAACTAAGCGATGAATCTACTATAGCAGGTACTGACCCTACTTACACAAATGCACTAGCATTAGATTTCCAAGTTCGCTTCCTTGATGCGACAGGTAATGTCTATACCGGTGCACTTGGACAAGTGCCAACAACTATAGCTGTCAACTATGCTAACCCATTATCAGGTGACAGCGGCACAATGAGTTATTCATATACGGCAACATTCTAAGCCAACTTGTTTGACATAATCAAAATATGCTATTATAATTTGATGTACTGTCATGATAAGAGTTTTCTCCATTAATTTTTACACAAAAATGTTGCCGCATAGGGTCTAACTCATTGACTACCAATAAGTTTTATAGACACTCAATTGATCACTAAATACTTCCTCGAACACATAAAATATAAGATATAACCCTCATAAAGTAAAGAATGACAAAGATAACAGTAATTAAAAGAGACGGCACCAAAGAGCCGTTAACGATAGAAAAATGGCAAGCTCAAATTGCCAAAGTGTGTAAAGGGATTGCTGACGTTAGTCAATCAATGATCGAGATTAAAAGTCAGCCACACTTTTATGACGGTATCACTACCGAAGAGATTGATGGCATCACACTTCGAGCCATTGTTGATCTTATTGACGTAGAACAAAATCCAGATGTTGGACATACCAATTATCAGTATGTAGCAGGTAAGCAACGACTAAGCATGTTGCGTAAAGATGTATATGGGTCATATCAGGTTCCTCATCTGTACTCGATTGTAAAGAAAAATGTCGAAGTAGGACTCTACACTCCGGAGCTTCTTGAATGGTACACGGAAGATGACTGGAATAAAATGAATGACATGTTAGATCATGAAAAGGATGAGGGATACTCATATGCTGCAATTGAACAACTTATTGAAAAGTATCTTGTTAAAAATCGTGCTACAAAAGAAACATATGAAACTCCACAGATTAGATATATTGTGGCAGCGGCTACAGTCTTCCATAGAGAAGAACCGAATAGTGCAAGGATGCGTTACATTAAAGAATACTATGCGGCAGCATCCGATGGCTTGTTTACTCTTGCTACACCTGTCCTGGCTGGGCTTGGCACTCCGACTAAACAGTTTTCTAGTTGTGTGCTTATCCGCAGTGACGACGATTTGGATAGCATATTTGCTAGTGGAGAGATGATGGCAAAATATGCCAGCAAACGTGCTGGCATTGGTTTAGAGATCGGTCGCTTGCGTCCGTTAGGTAGTCCCATCCGTGGNGGCGANATCATGCANACNGGNATGATNCCATTCTTGAAGAAGTGGTTTGGAGATTTAAGAAGTTGTTCACAAGGAGGCATTCGTAATGCTAGTGCTACAGTTTTTTACCCTATCTGGCATCATCAGTTTGATGATCTTATTGTGCTTAAAAATAATCAAGGAACGGAAGAGACTCGTGTCCGCCATATGGACTACGGTGTTGTCCTGTCTGCGTTCTTTTGGAGACGCTTTAAAAATAAAGAAAATATAACTTTCTTTGATCCTAACGAAGTTCCTGACTTGTACGAAGCATTTTATACAAATACAAAATTATTTGAAAAGCTCTATGTCGAATATGAAAAAAATACAGGCCTACGTAAAAAGACAATGAGTGCCGAAGAAGTATTTAAGAGTGGCATATTAAAAGAACGTACTGATACAGGACGTATCTACTTGGTGTTTATTGATAACGTGCAGAACCAGGGTCCGTTTGATCCTGAGTTCCATCCCATCTATCAAAGTAACTTGTGCTGTGAAATCCTATTGCCTACAAAATCTTTCAAACGTCTAGATGACGCTGAGGGCCGCATAGCATTGTGTACACTAGGATCAATCAACTGGGGAGCCTTCCGTAATCCAGAAGATATGCGTCGTGCTTGCCGTATACTACAGCGTAGCCTATGCAATATATTAGATTACCAAGACTTCCTATCAATCCAGAGCAAGCTATCTAATGATGAAATCAGCCCGTTAGGTATTGGTGTTACTAACCTAGCCTACTGGCATGCCAAACGTGGATTAAAGTATGGCGAGAAAGATGCACTACAGGATGTTAAATCTTGGATGGAGCATCAAGCCTTCTACCTAACAGAAGCTACAGTAGAATTAGCCAAAGAACGCGGTGCTTGCACACATAGTGATCGAACACGTTATGGCCAAGGCGTCTTTCCTTGGGAACTACGTGCCGACGGTGTTAATGCTCTAGCTGATTTTGCTCCAGAACTTGATTGGGAAACACTGCGTACTAATATAAAACAGTATGGAGTTCGTAATGCCACTCTAATGGCTATTGCTCCGGTCGAAAGCAGTAGTGTTGTTATAAACAGCACTAATGGTATTGAAATGCCAATGAGTTTGATTACTGTAAAAGAATCAAAAGCAGGATCATTTATTCAAGTTGTTCCTGAATATGCTAAACTTAAAAACAAATATCAACTCATGTGGGAACAGAAAGACTGTGATGGTTATTTAAAAACAGCGGCTGTACTTGCGGCCTACGTGGATCAATCAATTAGTACTAATACATTCTATTCGCCAAAGCATTTTTCAGATCGCAAAGTACCATCTACGTTAATTGCTAAGAATCTAATGCAGGCGCAGTTATGGGGATTAAAGACAATGTACTACTCACTTGTCGATAAACAAGGTAGCAAAATGAATGCAGAAATACCCCCAGACATGCCACTTGAACAAATCGATTTTGATGAATCAGAGGAGGATTGTTTGGCCTGTAAACTGTAGCAGTCCTGTAAACTGTAATAAATAATAGTATGAATTATCAAAGAATATACAATACTATTATTGAACGCGGCAAAGAACGACAGTTATTAGAATATGTTGAAGAACACCATATTGTTCCAAGATGCCTAGGTGGTGATGATGATAAAAATAACTTAGTTTATCTTACGCCAGAAGAACATTATGTTTGTCATCAGTTGTTGGTTAAAATAAATCCAGGACATATAGGATTGGTTAGAGCGGCAATGTTTATGTCAGCAAGTCATACTGTTGGACCTAAACGAAATAATAAAACATACGGATGGTTAAAGAAAAGATTTAGTGAATATATGAAAGGTCCTAATAACCCACAAAAATTAAATCCTCGTAGCGGCACAAGACATCATTATTATGGTAAAGGTCGTCCTCCTTCTGAAGAATGGTTAACAGAAGAAGGTCGAGAAATATTATCAAACAAAATGATCGGTGATAAAAATCCTTGCGCCGGTATTAAACCTTGGAATCATCCGAGAGCTACCGATTATACAAAAAGTATTTGGAGTAATGCAGATAAGATTTATAAAGTTTGGTTAGAAAATAATATGCCATCGTACTGCCGTTTATTAACACTAACTGAAAATGGAAATTATACGGATTCTGATTATTATACAAAAATAGGGCCGTTTATGAATTTAGTAAAGTATTTTAGGAACGGTTGGATTCCTACAGAAGATTTAGAATGGAAAGAACTAAAGGAAGCAATATGAATTTATCTGATACAGTTGAAATAAATTACAAAGTAACTTGTGTGTATGATGATATGACTGTTATTATGGAAAACGGAAAAGAAATATCT